GACAAGGACGCTGACGGCAAGAAGCGAACGAACATCATCATCCTCAATGCCTACCAGGACAAGCTGGAGTTCCCCGAACTGAAGCAGAAAGCACTTGAGGAGTACAAGTACTGGAAGCCGGATACCTGCATCATCGAAGCAAAGGCTGCTGGTGCGCCGCTCGTATTCGAGATGAGGAAGATGGGCATACCGATACAGGATTACACTCCATCGAGAGGAAACGACAAGATAGCCAGAGTCAATGCTGTTAGCGATATATTCGCCTCAGGCTTCGTCTATGCTCCTCCATTGCGCTGGGCAGAAGAGGTAATCGAGCAGTTCGCCTCGTTCCCCAACTCAGATCACGACGATCTTGTTGACAGTTCCACCCAGGCTCTGTTGAGATTTAGACAGGGCGGTTTTATCTCAACGCAGTCTGATGAAGATGAAGCGCCAATTCACAGAAAGAAAGCAGATTACTACTGACAATGTTCAACCCGAACCAACTGTCCACCATGGCGCAAGTCGATGAGGTTGTCGCCAAACTCAATGCTGCGAACATCGGCGGTGGTGTTGCCGCGATCTACATCCCCGAATGGTCTGGTCCTTTCCCGGAGCCCTCGGACGGTGAGTCGCGTCAGTATTGCCTGACGTACAACAACGGCTCGACGGGCCATAACGCGGGGCTGATCCGGGTTACCATCGAGAATAACCCGAACACTTGGCAGCAGATGCTTCAGGCTGATGCTGCTGTAACCGCTCCGAAGGAAGACTAACTACCATGATCGACAAGCCTCTTGATGAGATGGACTTTCGCCCAGAAGAAGAGGGCGAAGCTGAGATTGAGATCGGCGTCCTGAACCCTGAGGCTGTGTCGATTGAGACCGAAGACGGTGGCATGATCATCGAATTCGGCCCAGAGGAAGAAGAGGGGGGTTCGCTTGGCGACCTCCCTCACGATGCTAATCTTGCCGAACACATAGACGAGGGCGAACTCTCGGCTATCGGCACGAAGATCCTCGATGTCTTCCAAGAGGATGTGAACTCCCGGCAGGACTGGGAGCGTGCATATAAGGATGGCCTCGACTACCTCGGGGTGAAGACGGAAGATCGCAACAAGCCGTGGGCTGGATCCTGTGGGCTGTACCACAACATGATCATGGAAGCCGCCGTGCGCTTCCAGTCGAATGCGATCATGGAGATCTTCCCGGCGTCAGGTCCAGTCAAGACGCAGATCATTGGCGAGGTTACCGAAGAGAAGGAAAACAAAGCCACTCGCATCCAGACGGACATGAACTACCTGCTGACGCAGGACATGAAGGACTACCGGCCTGAGACTGAGCGCATGCTGTTCGGTCTGGCGCTGTGCGGTAGCGCCTTCAAGAAGATCTGCTTCGACCCGCTGACAGAGATGCCGGATGTGAAGTATGTTCCGGCGCAGGACTTCATTATGCCTTACGGCGCTACGTCTCTCACGACAGCCGACAGGTACATCCATGTGATGCAGAAGTCCTTGAACGACGTTAAGAAGCTTCAGTACACTGGGTTCTATCGTGACGTTAACCTCCAGGCCGACTACGAGTCCAACTCTCAGCTTCAGGACAAGATTGACAAGATTAGCTACGAGTACAAGCAGGGGGATGATGAATCCGTTACTCTGCTTGAAGCTCATATCAATCTCGATATTCCTGGCCTGGAGCACACTGACGCTGATGGTACTCCTACTGGTATTGCATTACCTTATGTCGTCACAGTAGACAAAGCGTCTGGCAAGGTTCTCTCTGTATACAAGAACTGGGATGAGGATGATCCGAAGAAGAACAAGCTCATCTGGTTCTCTGCATACAACTATGTGCCCGGTATGGGCGCGTATGGATATGGCCTCATCCACCTGATCGGCGCGAATGCGAAGGCGTCTACTGCCATCCTGCGCCAGTTGATCGACAGCGGTACCTTGGCGAATCTCCCGGGTGGATTGAAGGCGAAGGGCCTGCGTATTGCCGGGGACGACTCCCCGATTCAACCTGGAGAGTGGCGCGATGTGGATGTGGCGAATGGGGATATCGCGAGGGCCCTGTATCCGCTGCCATACAAGGAGCCGTCTCAGACTCTGTTCCAGCTTCTTGGCAACGTGGTGGAAGATGGTCGCCGTCTGGCTTCGATTGCGGATGCTGAGATTGGGGATGTTAACGGGCAAGCGCCTGTAGGGACAACCCTCGCTCTTATGGAACGGGCGCTGAAGGTGATGTCGGCTATTCAGGCCCGTCTCCATGCTTCGCTCCAGGATGAGTTCTCCATCCTTGTTCGGGTTATCCGCGACAGTGGATCCGAACGCTACAAGATTGACTTCGGAGAGATCCAGGGCAGCAAGAAGGCTGACTTCGATAATCGCATCGATGTGATCCCTGTCTCCGATCCGAATGCGGCCACGATGTCGCAGCGGGTGATGCAGTACCAAGCTGCAATCCAACTCGCTGCTCAAGCGCCGCAGTTCTACGACCTGCCTGAGTTGCATCGAAAGATGCTGGAAGTCCTCGGCGTCAAGGATGTGAAGAAGATCATCCCCGAGAAGAATGACGCCCCGCTGTTGGACCCGATCTCGGAGAACATGAACCTGACGAACATGAAGCCTGCGAAGGCTTATCAGGTCCAGGATCACGAGTCGCACATCAAGGCCCACATGGCGTATGTCCAGAACCCTTCGGTTCAGCAGCAGTTGGGACAGAATCCTCAGGCAAACGCGATCTTCGGCGCTTTCATGGCGCACATTGCGGAGCATGTCGGCTTCGCTTACCGCTCTCAGATCGAGCAAAAGCTGGGTATCCCGCTTCCGGCACCCGGGGAGCCGATGCCTGGGGATGTGGAATCGCACCTTTCCAAGGCGATTGCGGACGCTTCGCAGATGCTTCTTCAGCAGGCGCAGGCTGACGCCCAGCAGCAGCAGTTCCAGCAGCAGGCTCAAGACCCTGTTGTGCAGTTGCAGCAGGCTGAATTGCAGATCAAGCAGGCTGAGTTGCAGCAGAAGGCGCAGGAAGCGCAGCAGAAAGCTCAGTTGGAGATCGTTAAGAACCAGACGAAGGCTCAGGTTGAGTCCGCTCGGATCCAATCTCAGGCGCAGGCCACCCAGCAGGCTGCTGTTCAGCGCCAGCAACAGGCTCAAAGCGAGTTGGCTTTGGAGAATCAGCGCCTCCAGATCGAGATTCAGCGCCTCCAGACAGAGCGCAAGGAGTCTGATGCCCGTATTTCCGCCGACATGCAGCGTCTTCAGACTGAAAACGACATGGCGAAGGCGAAGATAGCGGAGATCCTGGCGCGTATGGACTCCATGGGATCGAATGCTTAACCTCAAAGACAAGTTCTCTAAGAGAATCGACGAGCTTTCGGAGACTAGCGCCGCTTATCTAGTCTCTGGCTCGTGCGCAGACCACACAGAATACAAGATGATGGTCGGAAAACTCGCCGGATTGCAGCAGGCGAAGCAAGAGTTCCAGGAAATCTGGGACAAATTTGTTCACCAACAAGAAGAAGACTGACGCAGACGCTGTTTACGCGCAAAGGAAACTCATGAACGCACTTCCAACTCCGATTGGATACAAGATCCTTGTCAAAATGTACAAGGTCATCGAAGAAAAGACGAAAAGTGGGCTCTATCTGCCCGACCAGACGAAGCAGGACGAGAATACGGCGTCCTTAATCGCTCAGGTACTTGAGGTTGGGCCTGATGCCTACCGAGATCAGACCAGATTCCCTAGTGGACCGTGGTGCGCTAAGGGAGATTACGTCATTCTGCGTAGCTACTCGGGCACGCGCATCAAGATTGACGGCGAAGAGTACCGGCTCATCAATGACGACACGCCGGAAGCGGTTGTTCCTGATCCGCAGAAGGTTGAGAGGGTCTAATGCCGGAAGAATACATGGAATCTGAGCTCATCCTCCCTCAGCCTGAGGAGAAAGAAGAGCAAAATCCGCAGGAAGTAGAAGACGAGTTCGATATCGAAGTCGTTGACGACACTCCTGAGGAAGATCGCCGTCCTCCGCGCACGGAAACCAAAGAGCCGGAGCCGCAGAGCGAAGAAGACGAACTGAAGAACTACTCGGAGAACGTGCAGAAGCGCATCAAGCGTCTGAAGTACGAGTTCCACGAGGAGCGCCGACAGAAAGAGCGGTCGGAGCGGGAGAAGGCTGAGGCACTCAATTACGCCGCCGTCCTTCATCAGCAGTTGGAGCAGTTCCGTCAGCAGAACGAAGCCAGTCAGCGTGCGCTCGTGCAGACCTCTGTTAAGCAGAAGGGCTCTGAGCTTGAAGCCGCCAAGCGCCAGTTGAAAGAGGCGTATGAGTCTGGCGATACGGACAAGATGGCTGCGGCGCAGGAAGCCATTGCGGTGCTTGCTAATGAAAAGCGAGTCCTGGAATCGTACACCCCGCCGACTGGGGCCAGTGTAAGCTATCTACAGCCACAGGAAACACCACAGCCTCAGTACACTCCCCAGCCTGCACCGCAACCTCAGGCTCCTCAGGTGTCCGCTAAGGCTGTGTTGTGGAAGGAACGCAATCCGTGGTTCGGTCAGGACATGGCGCTCACAGGTTACGCTATCGACATCCACAACAAGCTGGTCAACGCTGGAGTTGATACGGAGTCTGATCAGTACTACCAAGCCATCGATTCTGCCGTGAATCAATTCAAGAACAACATTCCTGGGACGCAGGAAAAGCCTGCTACCCCAGCACCCAAGCCCAAGAACGGTGTCGTCGTTAGTTCGTCTCGGACGGCTAGCGGCCAAACCCGCACCAAGGTACAGCTTACGGAATCGGCCCTTGCCGTCGCCAAGCGCCTGGGGATCACACCCCAGCAGTACGCCAAAGAACTACTGAAGCAGCAAAAGGAGATGGAATAACATGAAGCCGAACCGTGAGATGGAGACTCGGGAAACTGAATCCCGCGTAGAAACCTGGAAGCCCCCCTCGCTCTTGCCCGATCCTACCCCCAGCACTGACTGGGTATTCCGGTGGATCCGCAAATCAATCCGTGGCGAGTCTGACCCCTCCAATGTGTCCATGCGTCTTCGTGAAGGATGGACCGTTGCGAGAGCGGAGGATCACCCGGAGATCATGGCTGAGATCGTGATGAACGAATCGAAGTCTGGCATGATCGAGATCGGTGGCCTCATTCTCTGTAAAACCTCTCGGACGATGGCAGAGCAAAGGAATCGTTATTACGAGGACATCACTCGCCGTCAGACCGATGCGGTCAACAATAATCTCATGAAGGAAAATGATCCTCGTATGCCGCTCTTCAAGGAGAGTAGCTCGAAGGTCACCTTCGGAACAGGAAATTAGAGGAAGAACATGGCTGCTACTGCTACTCCCTATGGCCTGATCCCGTACGAACTGGCTGGTGGTGCTCTCCGCGCTGCCGCTCGGAAGTTCCCGATTGGTGCGAACAACACCAACGCCATCTACTTCGGATCTGCCGTAAGTCTGAACTCTGGTGTGATCACCGTCATCGGTGCCACGCCCACCACGACCCGCAACGCGAATACCCCGGTCGGCATCTTTGTCGGCTGCGAGTATGTTGATACGACTGGCCGTCCGACCTGGGCCCAGTACCTTCCGGCCAACGCCACGACGGCTGGCCTGACGAAGATCGTCGTCTACGTTGTCGATGACCCCCGGGTTGTCTTCAAGGTACAGGCTGACGAAGCTGTTGCTACGACCGCGCTTGGCCTGAACGCGCCGCTGGTGAATGTGACCTCTGGCTCCACCGTCAGCGGGAACTCGACCACGGCTCTCGACGGTTCGGCTGTCGCCAGCACGAATACGTTTGCTGTCAAGATCATCGGCTTTGTGGACTCGGTCTACTCTCAGCCGGGTGATGCCTATACCGACTGTCTCGTTATCTGGAACCAGGGCGTCCACGCCTACCAGAACGCGACGGGCGCGTAAGAACTGAACAAGGAAAGGAGATAAATCATGGCGATTACTCGTTCACAGATGTTGAAAGAGCTTGTCCCTGGCCTGAACGCCTTGTTCGGTCTGGAGTACGCTCGGTATGGTGAAGAGCATAAGGAGATCTTCGAGATCTCTAGCTCGGAACGTGCGTTCGAAGAGGAAGTGAAGCTCTCGGGCTTCGGTACGGCTCCGGTGAAGTCGGAAGGCGGCAACATTGCCTACGACAACGCGCAGGAAGCTTACACCTCGCGCTATACGCACGAGACGATTGCTCTCGGTTTTGCGATCACCGAAGAGGCGATGGAAGACAACCTGTATGTCTCGGTCGCCCAGCGGTACACGAAGGCTCTGGCCCGTGCGTTTGCCAACACGAAGCAGGTGAAGGGCGCGAATGTTCTGAACAATGCGTTCAGCGCCAGCTACCTCGGTGGTGATGGCAAGCGTCTGTGCGCCACGGATCACCCGCTCATCACGGGTGGTGTGAACTCCAACCGTCCTACGACCGGCGCGGATCTCAACGAGACTTCGCTGGAAGCTGCGATCATCCAGATCGCTGGGTGGACGGACGAACGCGGCCTGCTGATCGCTGCGAAGCCCCGGAAGCTCATCGTTCCCCCGGCTCTGATGTTCGTTGCGGAGCGCCTGTTGAAGTCGGTTCTGCGGACCAACACCGCTGACAACGACATCAACGCGATCTACAACCTGTCGTCGGTGCCGGAAGGCTACACGGTCAACCACTATCTGACGGACACGAATGCGTGGTTCCTGAAGACGGATGTGCCGAACGGCCTGAAGATGTTCGAGCGCGTTACGCTGAAGACCTCGGC